GATCACAGTCCCCAGCCCACCTTTCTACAATACAACTAACAATCACGATATGGCGAACTTTTTAGTTCATATTCTGATGAAGTCTCCCTCGATTACTCCCTCCTTCAGCACCATGATTGGTAGTTGGTATTGCGTCGCTAGATGGCGACGCGATGCGCATCATTATGGTTCCATTGCCACGACCGTCCTCCTCGTGGTATTTTCTCTTGCTTATAGTTCATTGGTTGCGTATTGTTGTATTGGGTCGTGTGCGATGATTTCTTATTGCATTTGTTACTTCTTGGCGCTTGGTGAGGATGGGTACTGTTTTGAAAGCGCCGTTGGATTTACTAGATTGCCGCCGTTTGTTGACAAGGGTCAATTTCTTGAAGCTTGTCCGGCGGCGGGGGATTTGCCCGTCACCGTAGTTGGCGAAATGCTACATTATCTGCCGGATGCGGATCGGAGATTGTGCCAATTTCCCGATGACGTGCTGTTGGGCGCCAATTCACAACAACAGGCATTAGAGGACTTGGCCAATTATGCACGGGATATTTCTAGTCGTATGCCAGTTTCTGGACAGTTGAATGGCCAGTTGAGCAGGTACGTCGGGTCTACAGCCTTGGAGTTGCCGATATTCCCTCGACGACCCAATCTCCATGCCTTACATGCTCACCGTCGGATCCGCGGGGATGAGGAGGAGTTTTATGGTCATGCCATCACCCGTCCAATGAACACCGTCTCGGCGTTGGAGGCATCGAAGGTGTTGCTGTCTGGCATGGAGGTTCTGGGGTCCACTGAGGAGCGTGCCGCAGTTGCCTTGGATGCTTTCTTTGAAGGCATAGCTACTTCGGTACCACCATCGTCTCCACAGTATCATCGGTTGTTGGCACTGATAGGGCCAATGAGATACTCGCCTCGCATAGAGGAACACAGAGCAGCTGGTACAATTAGGCGTGCCGCATTGAATCATGCCATCACTACATTGCAAGGCGCGGTTGTTGGGCTTATTTCACCTAGCAAAGCGGAGATGCACGCTTTTCCTAATGCTGCAATTTGGGAATACACGGATGCGTTAGACGCTTCGAGACGCACAAAGCATTGTGCGCAATGCAAACTGCCGACGTGCAAAGTACGTGATGAGGCGGCGAAGGCTGGAAGAGTCTTACGCTCCAACGACTGGCAACGTGCTGCGGGCCATTTCAAGCGGTTTGATGTCAGCTCGTTGCTGATGATCAACATTGAACCAAACATAGATGCACGAACGATTGTTCAGTTGATGGTGAAAGCAGAGGTCTTCAATGCTTTGTCGCAGTTTTCCATAGACTGGCGTGCGTTGATGGGCCGTAAGGTTTATGATTCCTTGACAGAGATGACTACAGAGTTAGCGTTTGGCAAGGTTGTGTCTTCGTTTCATGATGGTGGTGATTATGTGCAGGATTTGCAGAAAGTCCGTCAACTATTTGCCCCCACGTTTGCTGCAGGCCATTCATTGCGACGTACGATCATCTTTGGTGATCATGCGTCTCAATACCATAATCTCACCCTCAGTGCTGGGGGGTGGGCAACTCGGTGCCTGCCATCTTATGAGCACTACTACTTCATCCGTTTGATCATGCCTGACATGACCCGGCCCGTGGTACTCGTTGAGAAGAAGGGGTTTGACCGGGTGATGGCCACTTACAGGACTCAAGCGATTAAGGATAAGATGGTTGCTCGTATTGTCTTGCGGCAGTCCGTCGTGACATACTCTATCTCAGGCACTCAAGTTACACCGCGTATCACGCTATCTGAGACGGAGGCTCAAGCGCTAGGCACTTGGATAGAAGTGTACTCTGAGGTGCAGGACGCACTGGCAGAGAATCACGCTGAAGAACTGAGGCCAAAGACCACTACTGAGACAGTACGAAGATCAATTTACTCGTCCGTGGCCTCCACGTTGGCTGCTACCACAACTGGAACTATGGCGTTGGGCGCCATGTCTAGCATGGAGGCATTGATGCGAATCTATCGCACGGATATTGGGCAGATGACTCTGGATCAAATGTCGGAGCGTGCCATGGAGGAGCACTTTGGGGCGAAGATTGAACCTGCGTCTCTGGTGAATGTCGTGGTGAGTGCATGGTCCACCTTGTTTGGGTGGGTGACCACACCACGCAAGTGGCAACAAGCAATAGAACACGGCTTTCGTGAGTCCTGGGCTATCTCATTCTCGTATGCTGACGTCGTTGGTGTTGCTGTCATGCTGGGCATGAGGTACTCTATAGATGCCACCCGGGTGCTGGTGGACTGTACAATCACTGTTGCTCGGATTACTGGAAAGCAAGAAGCTGTGAAGAAAATAACAGCTTTTCTTGACTATCTAGATTGGTCGAACCAGAAGATGTCACGATTCTGGGTGGCCGTGCAAGATGCGCAAGATCTGGATTTCCAAGCAGCAGCGATAGACATAGTGGAGACTTTCTTTAATGTGTTCAGTGTGGATCATGCCGTTGATCTGCAACGATACCGAGAGAAAAATCTCCTTCCAGAGGACCAAATAACCGAGCTGGAGTTGAACGCTGCATTGCCATACTCAGATTTCTTGTCTGAGGTTAAGCTTTTCCTCGGCAAGTTCAATTCTCATGTTCGCAGGGGAGCAGCGGCATCCGTGCTTCTTAGCGCGTTTCATCATGATTGCCGGCAAGCGAGTGCCACGCAAAAGGGTAAGATGATACATCTGTTAAAGAAGGAGTTGGCCAATATCGAGCCTGAGAGTTTCAAGGGACTACAATTCGCATTAGGCGGGGTTCCCGATCTCATTCCAATACCTTTGCGACCAATAGACAATCAGGACATCCGTGAATGTTTCAAGCTTGGGAAGATTTCCTTACCCTCCCCCAACGGTGAGTACCGATTGCACAGACTCACTCAGGCTAACGGGGAGTATGACTTCTCACCGATTCACAAGCTGATGGATCTACAGCATGGCGCGACTGTCAATGCTGAGAATCTTGCTGGACCAAACTACATCTCGCCTGATGCCCGAGGCGCTCAAATTCAACATGCTTTGATAGAAGCAGTTGTTGCTGCAGATCTCGGGGCCAGATTGTGCAATGACGCTGCGATGGTACCTTGGTATCAGGCCCAACTCGCTGCGCCTGGGATAGATTATGTGGCCGATGTGTTGCGCAAGTCTGAAGCTCTCTTTACACAACCGTCGGTTAAAAACTGGCTTGCGCATATCACAGGTCTCGCAATGGGGGGAAAGTCCAAGGTTCCACGTACTTGGATATCTGTAAATGACTTGGTAGTTGTCCCGACTCGAGAGCTCAAGGAAGAGTGGCAAGCCAATCTTGGCAAGCTTGAGCCCTTACGGCGAGCTACTGTAGTGACGCAACATGAGGCTTTGGTGACGAAGTATGCCTCGCGGTATGTAATCGTAGACGAATGTTACGCGTTCGATCCAGAGCACTTGCAGGCCATAGCCAATAGACATTCAAGGAGCAAAGGTGTCATCACTATTGGCGATAGGAGACAGATATCCAACGTTTTCTCCCCTACTCAGCTGAAGCTCATTGCTTCTGATGCACCGTGTGTGATGATTACGCCAACAACTTTTGTCGGCTGGGATGCGGCGGTCACTTACTTGCATAGCACAGTGACAGATACTTTCGTGGAAGATTTGTTTTGCGGTTCTGAGGACCCTGAGGCGTTATGCTATACTCTCACGGCTGACGACACATTGCTACCTGGAGAAGGCGATGTGGCGATGCAGGGTACGCAGGTAGGGAAAGAAATGGTGTTGCAGCGCGGTGTCAAGGCGGCAACAGTACATGAGTGTCAAGGGCGCCGTTCTGAGTATTCTGTCATTCATGGACTCGGAAGAGCGTTAGGTGGCGATTTGCGATGGTTGGGTCAAGCAGAGCAGGCGGCACATTGCGCCGTCGGTTTCACGCGGGCACGACGAAAGACAATTTTCGTGGTGGAAGGTGTCTCCGTGCTAACGAATTTCCGATGGTTTGACGACACGTCAGTCAACGGGAGGTTGCCGGACACCGTGATTATGGGTGGCACGTCTTGGGATTTCTGCGAGGTGCGTGCGGAAAGTGAGTCAACTTGGATTCATATACATGAGCCGAATATCATTGAGTCGAATTTGGTGGAGCAACCATTGACAGATCCAGTCACCGTGGCGACTGTGTTTACTGGAGCTGGGGAGCCATTGTCAACATCTGAGATTCGCACCAACGTGGAGCTAGTTTCTGGTGTGAGTTTTCGTGATGAGAGTATCGCGCATTCTGATGCTTTCGATAATTACACGTTCCAACCCCGCGATGTTCCCGGTGCAGACCAGGTTCAAGCGCTCACCCGAAGCGTGCCGGACGTGCGCACGCGGCCCCAAGATTTTGTCGACGCTGAGATTATTGTCCAATGGCTTTTTGAGGAAGTCATTGACAAGAGATTGTTTTTTGCCCACATAAACAACTCGCGCAGGGCCGCAATTCACCGTCAAACCCGGCAACAGGCAATTGATGGATCATATGCAAACTATGAAACGGCTGCGTCGACGTTGTCATTTGCTTTCTTGAAGCCTGAGTTCGCCAAAAAACCTTCTGAAATGCGTGATGGCCCTTCGGAACTTAAGGCTCAAGGTGTAGTATCAGCAAGTGATTTGCAACAGGCCATTTTCGCGGACACATGTGACGCGTTGACACACGCATGGGCTAGGGCAATGCAGCCTGGCAAGCTTTCACCTGTTGGCCTTCGAGAGGAAGAGGTGGAGGATTTCCTTGCAACATTTGACTCTTCCGTGGAATTGGATATTGAGAAGCAAGATTCATCGCATCGTCCGGTACACGTCATCGTAGCCTCGATCTTCCTAGAGATGGCTGCTGATAAACAAGGTCTTGGGGCATTAGCAAAGGAAATTCGGGATGAGCGCAAGGTCCGGATGATGGGTTCTCCTTTCAAATTTACTCTGAACAAGGCTCTGGCCTCGGGTGATCCCTGGACTTTGATCATCAACAAGATTATGGCTTTCAGCTCTCTGATCAGCGTAGCCAGACTGAAAGACGTGCGCATTTGTCAGAGTGGCGACGATGTCACTATGGACAGAACTCCAGAATGGCGGGGCGTGGGGCTTAGCGATCAGAGCAAAGCAAATGCAGGCCTCACATGGAAAATTGAGGAAAGATCACAGCGTCAGAACGGGGTAACTTTCATCAGCCGTGCAGTGTTGCCGCATCGAACCGTGGTGTACAAGGCGTTGCGGACCATCCTGAAGTATGCACACCGCAAACGCAATCAGATACAACACGCCGGGATAGCAGCGGATGCTCGGCGTATTGAGGCTTTGGCCGCGCGCCACGGTTTACAAGCGTACTGCGAGGCGCGCTGTCAAGTGTGGGGAGGTGACCCCGTGGTGGTCTTTGATCTGTGGACCAGGGCCCTAGCTGTGGCAAGGGCTGACTTCAGCACGTTACCTGATGAGTTGCGGTCTGAGGAGCCCCGGCAATACACGGTTCGAGAACGTAACGGCGGTTGCTTCGGTTATGCATTGGCGAATTGTGTAAAGACAAATGTAGCCGCTATCAACGCCATTGCTTCTTACCGGGGGCCAGTAAATAGGACATTGGCATTGAAGGTGTGCCGCGAGAATCAAGTTCCACTCATAATCATGAATGAGCGGTTTGCACAACGGTCACGCAAACGCTTAATAGATCAGATGGATAGAAGAAAAATTTCCAGGTCTTTTGTAGTTGTGTATGAAGATCATGCAGTGGCTGTGGTACCGAACACATTGACACTTCATGGAGCATTTGGCAAGCGCACAATCACGTGGAAGAACACTTTCTCCAAGGACGTGGAGATTACAGATTTTGAGTGAAATTGGCAAAGCTCGCCTCCCCACATTACGTTCGTTAACTCTAACTGTCGAGTCAAAATTTAGTCGTCTTATTGTACGAGACCAAATACACAGCCTCTGAGTAGGAATGTAGCG